ACCAGCAAAAAAGTTACCTGAGCCACTAGTAACATTTCCAGCCATTGAACCTAAGCCAATATTATTAGAACCAGTAGTTAAAGCTATTAAAGCACTTGCACCAATTCCTACATTGCTTGTACCAGTTGATACGGCTTGTAAGGCTTTTGAGCCAAGGGCAGTATTTCCAGTACCAGTAGCTAGTTTTAACGCATTAAATCCAATGGCTGTTGAATCTGTACCAGTTATATTTGTGTATAAAGCCTGTTGCCCTATAGCAGTGTTATCTATACCAGTAGTTGAATTACCAGCTTGATATCCTAATAAAGTTTTATAGGGTGTAGCAGAATCAGTACCACCATAAACAGTACCAAGAGCAGTAGGAGTAGCAGCAGAACCACCACCCGGAGTAGACCAAGTTGGAGCAGAACCAGCGCCAGCAGAAGTTAAGACCTGACCAGATGTGCCGTAGTTATTACTTGATACAACTGAGTTTCCTGCTGGGTAAGTTACAAATACGTTAACTGCACCAGAGAATGTAACAGCTGAACCTGAGTTACTAGAGCTAAAAATAGTCGTTCTAGTTAGCGTTGGCCCTGTAGTTGAGTACGTGCCTAGACCTACCTCCCAGTTTCCAGACGAATCCGTAGCTGCGTAGTAAGTAGTATTCGTGTTTCCAATTACAGAAAACGACTGAAAGCCAGTAACAGTACCGCTTAGAGTAAAGCTAATGGTTGTATTAGCAGTACCCGTTTGCTGCACTCTATCATACAGAGCGAGAGCCATTTAAGACTCCTTAACTTGTGGCAGTGGTTGCGTACGTAACCGAAACAGTATCGCCAGCTGTAACAACTTTAGCTGTACTAAAAGCACCAGCACTATACAAAGTACCGCCAGTATTGCTTTGTGTGCTCACTGCGCCTGTACCTGTTGTTAAGAAACAACCGCCAACAGTACCACCACTACTGGTAATAGTGTAGGTAATAGCAGTTGCAGTCGAAGTAGTTACGTTAGATGGTGTAGAGCCAGAAGAAGTAGCAGAAGCAAATACGGCTGTTCCACGAACTGCTGAACCACCAACTGTATAGTTAGTAAACTCAGTCCAACCAGCGTGAGAGGCCATAGTATCTGTGCCAGTACCGAATGTTGGGGATGCACCAGAAACTAGACCTAAGAAAGGCCCAACAACTGAATAGCTAGAGCCTTTTAGCAAGGTATCTAGCATTAACTGTTTGCCAATAGCGTTTACTAAGTTAGGAAACTCATCTACCCACTTAACATTGCCATCGGTATCACAGCACTCAACATGGTATGTACCAGCAATACCAACAGTTTCGTTACCAGCTAGATTTGACTGCATGGTTACTTCCGCATGGTCGCCAAAATTTGATAATTCTTTTTTCATAATTGCTCCTTAAGTAAATCTAATAATGGCATTTGCTGCATCTGCCGTTGGAAAAGTAATTGTAAAGCTTGTTGTAGGGGTTTTATCTGCCCCAAAATCCAATACTGCTATTGCTGCGCTTGTAGTGGAATTGTATATTAATGCGCCCCTACAAGTAAAGTTTGCTGGGTTCCAAACGGCATTAGCAAAAGAAATGTACGCTGTTTGCCCGTTGGTTGCTGGTGGCACGACTGTTAGGACTTCTCCAGTTGCTGTATACCCAGTCCCTACAATCTCATTCACGGCTGTGTAAACTAAAGTTTCGTAAGAAAGATCGGCAAAAGCGGTATATAAAGCGATCTTGTAAACTTGAGTCGTACCAACAGCAAAGTTCTCTAAGCCACTTAAACAGTTCTTTTTGAAGATAGTGCATTGGCCTTGTTGGATCATGGGCTAACCTGCTTGATTCTGAACTGCCCATCACGGAAGGAATCACCACGCTCTAAACCAGCGCCTAAACGAACAATTTGCTGTATGCCTTCTTGGAATTTATTTTCGTATGAGGCAACCATATCCGCTTCACCTTTTTGGAAGATTACTGCTTCTCTTAAAGCACCATAAAGCAAAACAGGGGGGTAGTTATCGCCAACCCAAGAAGTACCCGCAGTCACAATAGACTCAGGGTAAAAGAAGTAATGTAGCTCTGCCGAATAGTTAGTGTCTGGCGTTGGAGCCATGATAAAGCTCAACTCATTAGGGTAAGATAGCTGTGGTCCAAACAATGAGTAGTACTTTGGCTGTCCTACATCTAGTGGGCTAGGATATGCTTCACGCATGAAGTTCACGTCTTTGTTTAAAAGGTAGTGATACTCACCATTGGCATCGACTAAAGCTAATGAAAACGAAGACAAGAAGTCGGTTGGGCAACTAAGATACTTATTATTAACCGTCATTGTCCCTAAAACGTTCTTACGCAAGGCAGGAAGCTGAACCGAGTTATATATCCGAGCTTCTGCTTGTTCAACAAAAACAGGAATATTGTCTAGAAACAGTTGTTCACTGGATTCCGTAAAGTCGACAATGGCATTATATAACTCAGTGTAGTTCACGCCATTGGACCTCTAGCCATAGTGCCTTTAGTAGCTGCACCTGTACCACGGATTTTAATAGCACCGTTTTTATTCTCAGCTGGATAGTTACCTTTAGAGATGCCACCAACAGAGATATTTGCTTTATCTAGCCCATTGCCTGGCTTAGTAACAGCGGAGTTCATATTTACTTCTTTAGCACGTCCAGCGTAAGCTGACGCAGGTTTATTATTAATAGCCATTATCGACCTCTTCCAGCAGATTTTTGGTTCATTACTTTTGCAATGCCACGTCCATATTTTTTCATGTCCAGTTGTGACTTGCCGCCACCTGAACGATGCGCAGGGCCATTTTCAATTTTAGCCGCTGGTCCTGAATCACCGTAGTTTTTACCTACAGTTTTACCTTTTTTCTCAATGCCGTTAGCACCTGATTTGAATGACATAATAATCCCCTATGTTGTTTGTACTACTACTGTACCCGTTTGCCCTACTGCAATCAAGTAATTGGGCGTTAAAATACTATCAAAACCACTAGCACCGCCAACAGGACGCCACCCCCATTGAAATACCCGACTACCACCTTCTGGATAACCAAATGCGTCTGCAGCAGTTGACCCTGTATCTACTGCTTGAGTACCGCTATTACCAGACATTAAATAACTAATATCAGGTCTTGGCTCACGTACACCCTGTGGATCATTCACTGGATACATTCCCAATTGAAGCTGTGGCTGATCTGGAGTCCAACATGCCCGACATACTTTAATTTTATACGGCTTAGTCTTTACAGTTTCCGTTTTTAATTCTTTGAGCTTGTACCTAAAACCACATCTATCGCACTCGGCAATACTGTGTTTACCAGAAGCGAACTGATTAGCCATAATTAACTATAAAATAAATTTCTAGGTACAAAACGTATTGGGGCTTTGTCCCTGTCCTCGTCAGCTGCCAACTGAAATTGCTGCTCATAATCTGCTTTTAGCGCCACTATTCTATTTGGATCAACATTAGGCAACTTCATACTCAACTGAGACGCTAAACCCGCCACCATGCACGGAATAAAGCGAAAAGGTATATCTTGGGTTCTTACGCCTGTACCAGCGTCTTGTATTCTTCGTAAACGATAGTAAACAAATGTGTACTGATCGCCAGGAGCGCTAGGGGTAGGCCAAACATTAATGCTCGGAGGATAAGTTTTAGTAAGCGTAGCACCACTTATATGGGCTGCTGCTGTTGTATTATTCTGCCCACGGGCTACGTTTGTTAAGACGTTTCCAACCACGTTAGGGTAGCTAATAGTCTCTGTTCCAATAACTAAAAACCCAGATGAGGGAAGATCAGCCACACTAGCAACAGTGATAGAAGTGTCAGTAGCGCTAATGTTACCCACAATAGTTGTTGAAGAGGACGTATTTGTTGTGCCAGATTGTCGGTTAACATACACTTGAATAGGCTTTCCTTGTGCCAATTTATTAGGCAAAGACATGTAAGTAGGCTCTGCAATACGGCTAATATTGATATCTACTTGGTTCGATACGCTACCATTGTTATTGCGGATAACCATATCCATAAGGTCTATTGTGTCGTCTGGCAATGGGTAAATAGCTTGCCCAGTCACCATAGGGATTTGGCCTTGCTCTACAGTCCATAAATTAATTCCCCGATTTGCCCACTCAATAGTAAGTAAATTAAGGCTGCGTCTAGCGGTTTTAAAGTCATAACCTGACCTTAATTCAGAACCACATCTTTCAAACGCCTCTTCTACGAGGTCATTCATATCTAGATTAAAAGCTGCAGTTCCTGTTGTGGTCATTTAACTTTTCCGCCTTTTTTAAACTGTGTAAAGTCCTGCGGTTTATCTTTCCGCTTGGCTTTCTTTGCTTTAGGCATTTTAGAAGGGGCTATATCGCCCATCCCACGGCTAGGTCTCATACTATTCTTCCTCGGGTTTTACCCTTAGTTGCAATACCATCAGCACGTTTAGATGCTGAAGATTTAACCATACCACCTTTTTTCATGGCTTTTGGCGACTTAGATTTTACACCCATATTTGGAGACCGAACATCTTGCCCAGTACCACTAACAGGAGACCTAACTGCCGAAGTATCTACAAAATCTACATCACCATGACTAGTCATTCTAGGTTCAAAACCTTCGTCTTTTTTGGTTTTACCACCTAAAAACTTAGCGAGTTTAGAACCTTCAGTAGCTTGTTTATCAAGGTTTTTTTGTGCAGTTTCATTCTGCTCAGAAGTGCCCATGACATTTTCATAAATCTTTTTACCAGCAGTTTTAACAGGCTCGACTACGTACTTACGCATAGCAGCACGGTCTGCTTCATTTTCTTCACGAGCAATACGGTCTGTTAAGTCTTGTGGAAGTTCTTTAGTTGCCATGATTAGCAGCCTTTCATTTTGACCATAGTACCCTTGGTCTTGCCACGTACTTCAATGCCGCCACCACGAGCCATCTTAACCATCTCAGCTCCACGTTTAGCTTGCTTTTGGATCGGATGATCGCCTTTAGATGGGATGCGACCACCAGCTTTAAGGCTGGATAGATTAGTTGCTTTACCGCCATGCTGTTGTTTGTCGTGCATACCAACAGCCTTTTTAACAATCTTTTTGTCTTGAGCTGTATCTGACTTCATTTCTTCACGCATTTCTTTTTTTGATTCGGTAGCCATGCCACCCTCCTTTTTACCCATGTATTTGTTAAGACTCACATTAGGCAACTGCATTTTGCCATGATGAGTCTGCTGTTTATTAATTCCTGCAACTGCTGAATTAGAAGTACCGCCTTTACGAAACTTTAAACCTTTATCTGCTTTTGTAAAGTCTTTGCCTACAGACTGCGGAACACCAGCTTTCTTAGCAAAATCTGAAGAATGTGCTACAGCAGCCATAAAATTGCGTTGTTTTTTAGATGTACTTGGCATTTTATTTCCAGTGACGCATAAAGTACTCAACTAACCAAGCGCCTGCACCCAATGTTGCGGCACTAATTAAACCAATAAAAGTCTTTTCAATCACAGCTTTACGGAATGCTGCTTTATTTGCTTCAGCCTCAATAGCCATACGAACCCAATGAATTTCATCGGCAGTTAATGGGTGTTGTTGTACTGATTCAGCAACGGCTTCTTTTACCGCAGTTTGGATTAATAAAGCCAAGGAAGCATAATCTTTACGCTTTTCTTCGCCTTCCCAATTAACACTCGTCTGATTCATTAGCATTTCCATCTGGCTAGACTAGCCGCTTTACGAGTGGGCTTGCCGTTCTCGTCTTTCATCGGGCCTGGCATACCAGACATACGAGCGCAGAAAGACTTCTTCCGTGCACCACCTTCAGGCTGTGGAGCCTTTAGATTAGAGCCTGTAGCTGCATTATATTTTGCCCTTCCTTTAGCAGTTAAGCCAGCACCTTTCGAGACTGGAAGTTTCTCACCACGTCCTACTGCTAAAGAAGGGGATTTCTTCTTGGTTGCCATTAGCCATTAGACCCAGTAATTGCGTTTTTGACTAATACTATATTGAAATATGCACTGACTGAATTGTTTGCTGCTACCCC